AGTGTACATCAATTTTATTCTGACCACCAAACGCCCAGCCATTAAAATGATTATCTGGATAGATATTTGGGTCACAATACTTCTTCATCTCATTATACCAATCTTCCGATTGACTGTGATTACGACCTTGCAAGACATTTAGAAACTTACAGTTACCATTACGATTCTTAATAAAGTATTCGTTATTAATGTGAGTAGCAGTAATAGCTTCTTCAATAGTACTAATACCATGAAGGCTATTGCCATTCTTATCTTTCATGCCAAACGTTGTCAATGATTGTGATGGGATATCTAAACACATACCATAATCCATGTATGTATCCATCCAGTTCAATACAGCTTTACGCTTTACCATAGCACGTGGGCAGTTGGGATCCTTCCAGTCAGCAGGCCATTGACCTTTAAGAATCTGAAATCCACCACTGTCACCTAACATAAATGTACCTTTTTCACGTTCTCTAATGATAGATTCATTAGGATCGTTTTTAGTAGTATCTAAGTTAGCATGACCAGCAGAATACAAACCCCACTTGTAATAATAGAGACCTTCTTTGCTGTTTAAGAAATTTAGTTTCTCAACATCACCATTGAAGCCTGCAGGGATTCTTGCCTTATCAAAGTACTCTTCACCTTTGCGTTGTTTACCCAAGCCAGCAATATAGAAACTACTGACTGCAGGTAAGAACAATGCCCATTCAGGGTTTTGTTTTGCTGATAGATTATCTTGTTCCATTATTTTGCTTGTGCTGGGAGTCTAAAGCAATATGTAGCTAAACCTGAATCGACAATAATTTCTGTTGCTCCGGCATCACTGATACGAACAATCTTATCACCAACTAGATCCATGATACCGATAACTTGTTTAACGGGCCAGTACCAGCTCTTAGTCAATGTACCACCTACTTGCGGATGAAACACAAAACTACCACTGTGTGTTGATGGGTCACCGAAATAGAATTTCAAGTCATCACCATCTGTTTTAGCAACAAAATGTTCTTCTTCGCTATTAGCTTGTGCTTGTTTTTTCAAACGCTGAACACCTGCGATTGTAGGCTCAAAGCTAACGTTCCATGGTGGAGTTTTAAAGCCAACTGATTTAATCTTTTCTTCAACAACTGTTCTGTACATCAAACGATAGTCATTGATAAAGTCACCTGTCTTTGTTTCAAAGTGAATTGCACCGGGAACATCTTCACCATCACGTTGTGTTTTAGACACATTGATTTTAGCATGTTCATCATACTCATCAAATCCAACGATTGTTTTTAGTTTACCTAAGTTAGGCATACCAAACACACCCATGAAGTCGTGAATAGGGTTTTTAAATGTACCGCTAACAATAACACTTTTATCTTCTGCAATAGCATTGAATTGTGTTTCTGTGTCAGTACCTGTGATTTTAATCAAATCGATACCAAGACCATGTGTATGGTCGATTAAGTCTTTAAGATAGTCTTTCATGTTTTTCCTTTATGTATAGTACTATTTAGGTAGTTATGCTGTGTATTATAATGGCATTTATTGCGAATGTCAATAAGCAATTTAACCAAATGAGAATAAATCATCAAATGTCGATTTAACATCAATGTTACTCTTAATGTCCCAATTAAGAACACCAAGTAAGTTGTCAACCTTTTCATCCACTAGAGTAGATTCCATTGCACCATCATCAAATGGTAACTCTTTAAACCAAGTAGGCAATCGTAATTCATCAACCGGATAAGCAATACTGTTGAAGCCTAATGGATTGGGTTTCAGTTTACAAACGATAATCTTCATACCATCAACAATTTGTTGACTGTAATTGTCACCGTTCATTCTGCGTAGATAGTTCCAGTTAATAGCGGCACGTGCATGACCAACACCACACTTGCCTGTCTTTTCAAACACTTGTGTATGCTTAGTCAAGTTGTTAACTGATTTAGGTGAACCCTTAGTCCAACTGTCTTGTTCAACTAGTACACGCTTAAACTCTTTAACACGCTCAATGACTTCCTCACGATTTTTACCTCGTTGAAGAACCATCTCAAGCACATCCATTAAGAATTCTTGCACATACTTAGGGGTATCAGCACGTTTCAAGTCAAGACCCATAGCCTTGATATCACCTAATGCACCGTCTTTGTCTTTACGCTTGCCTTCTTTATCAAAGATGTTGATAGCATAACGCTTCTTAGTGATAAAGATACTACGATCACCAATCAATTCACGACCAGCTTTAATGATAGCACCATTCTTTCTTGGAGCATGAAATGCTTTCTCCATGAATGCTGGGAACGATTCATTAGCTTGGTCAGCAATGCCATCATATAATCCGATACAAGTTTCTTTGTCCCAAGTCAATTCACCGCTATCAATCTGAGGTTTAAGAGCAGGATATGCTGTGAAATAACATGAGTCAGTATCACCATATACGATTGCAGGACCTTCGTGATTGTAATCACCAGTCACAGATTCATTGATGGTACTCATCATGTGTCTAACAATTTGACGACCACTTAGTGTAACAGATTGACCGATACGCTTATCATAGAACCGACAATGTTCATTCAATAGTGCACCATAAGCTGAGTTTAATAAAATCTTACGAACAAGCTGACGCTTATCGTAATATTCATATTTGTCAGTTCCGTACGCTTCTTTAGCAAGTTTCTGTGTCTCTTTACGCTCTGAGTACCATCGACTGAGTAGACCAGGAACAACGCCTTCTTTTTCATAAGTAAAGATTGTACCATTAGCACTTAACATCCAGGGCTTATGACTATCAAAGACCATCTTCCATACTTCTGCGGCTGACATTTCTTCACTGCGACCATCTTCGTAATCTACAGTTAGCATTGTGCCACGCTCTTGGTTCATAATAGAAGTATATTCTAGTGAACCAAACAGGTTCTCCCATAATATAGCACCAGTCACATCTTCATCGCCTTCTTTGAAATATTTCTTTCCTTCAGCGAGATTGCGACCTTTTTCTTTCATGTAATGGTCAGTTAGTGTTTGTCTGACTTGTGCGACAATCGTTTCTCCACCCATGTTGACGGCACGAATAACCGAGGGATAGAGTGAGTTAATGTCGACGGCGCCGACCCATTCGTGCATTCCTCTTTTCGGCGTAGCAACATAGGCACCTGCTGCCTGCTGGACTTCTTCTGCATTTTCAACCTTTCGTTTTTTATCTGGAACAACTAACCCACGTTCGTGAGCCTCATTAAAAATTGCCATCTCAATCATTGCAACTGAACCCATAACTGTTGGGAGCAGTACTGTGTTTTCATGTGCAAGTTGATTAGCTAATTCTAAAAACTTAAGTTTGTTGTGAATCTTCACCAACAACATCGTATCTTGTCTGTTGTATTCAATGAACTTTTTAAAGTCTTTGTTATACAACTGGTCAAGAGTACCTTCATATTGCGTTTTGTTTTCACCGACCTCCATCTCACCGATAGAGTCAAGTTTATAACTGTGGCGTGATTCATAGTTATACTTTTTGTACAACTGTAAATAGTCCATGTGAATACGACCTACTAAGTCATAAGTTGTTTCACTTTTACCGAATCGTTCGTATTCTCTAGGCTTGGGCAGTTGACCCATCAAGCAAAACTTGCGTGTGTCATCCTTACTCATCACTCTAGTAACACGATTGACCATATAGGGAATATCATAGCCCTCTGAGTTCCAGCCAGTTAATACATCAGCATCTTCAATTAGTTGAAAGAAAACATCAAACATTTCCTTTTCACCAGTGAATAGCATTGTGTTTTCAAATTCATTAACAATCTCTTGTGCTGTCTCTGGACTCATGTGTTTGGGCGCAACAACAAGAGTAATGCATTGGTCAAGCCAATCTAAGTAACAACTGATAGCAGTTACAGGATTAAATGGGTCTGATGTTGGACTGAAACCTTTAACAGGATCAAAGTCCACCTCAATGTCAAAGAAACAAGTATGAAGTTTAGGAGCATCAACTTTAAGATAGTTCTCGCTTAGACAACGAAAGACTACATTGATATCAGATTCAAACAATGTTTTACCTGAATGGATACGCTTTTCTTTTTCAAACTCTGTGCGTTTGCGTGTACTGAAACGACTAACTGGATTGCCATAGATACTACGATGCTTACCCTTAGGATCAGGATAATACATTACATAGTTAGTAGGGTATTCTTTGTACTGGCGTTTGCCATTCTTATCCCGTTCTACTACATAGATACGGTCTTCGTCCCTACTGTGAATTGCATCAATGTATGACATTTATTTTATCCAATAATTCTTTTGCAATATTCATATGAGTATTAGGGCCTGGGTGCATACCGTCTAATGCTCTATCAACTAAATATTTTTTAATGAAAATATCTTTCATTAGTGTTGGTATTTCTATATTCGGAAATTTATACAAGAGCACATCGATCGGCCCTATAATAAACAAATGTTTTATATTTTTGTTTGTTAAATGTAAATAACCATGATGGATATCTATAATGTTTCTGATAACAATGTTTTCCTTACTTAAAGTAGGTAGTGATTTTACTACGCTATCTTCATAGTTATCCCAATCGATATTGTCCGAATCGTATTTTAAATTACTAAACGGTTCTCTACCAAAGTGACTCCACATTATAACACACAGATCATCATCTGTAAAGTCAAAATTTAACAATTTCCACAATATATGTATATTGCTTGCCCCGGGGTCACTACAATTAACTACATCTAATCCTAACATTTGTCCTAGCAAATTAGGCCATGCATATTTGCTAGGATTTGGGCCATGGGATTTAGGTTCAATATGACAATCTTCTAAACCATGCCCATACGTATATGAGCACCCGAATGTAATCAATCGACTCATAGAGTTTTGCCGACTGTTTCCAAGATAGTGTTGAGTTCATCATGGTCTTTGTTAGTTTGACCTAGGCTTGCTTTGTGAGCAATCTTAATTGCTTTTTTCAATGTAGAAGCCTTGATTTCAAGTTCTTCTGCCACTGCTTTGATAGTGTCATTCAAACCACCATTCAATGTGTCGATTTCATGTAGGACTGTCATGCCCTCATTTACCAATTGTGTTAGTTTGATTTTAGCTTCGTTGTTAAACGAACGATTATAGTCTGACATAGGTTCTCCTTAAATAATTAGTTAGTATACATGGGTTATGTAGAGAAGTCAAGTGTTTTTCTTTCCTTCTACAATCTTCTTGACCAAAGTATGAATACCCGGATTGACTTTCAATACATGTGGCATCATCTCATTACGGATATAGTTGCGTGTGTATTTGGGATTTTTATTTGAGTTATCTTCACACCATTCAATATTGTGGCTCTCACACCAATATACAAAATCTTGTTTTCGGGTAGTTAAAAACGGTCGCAATACATTACCACGTGTGAGCGGAATAACTTTGGGTGTGCCATGCAGTGCCGACCAAATATATGTTTCAACACAATCATCCAAATGATGACAGGTAATGATTGGTCCATGTTTAGCAAAATATTGATAGCGTTCTTCTCTCCAGAATTCTTCTTGGCTCATTGATTTAGGTTTTTTACGATTTAATATACCCAAATACATTGGTAGATTTCTATCCTCACAGTATTTAGATACAAAGTCTAATGCTTTGTTACTATGTTCAGTACCATGATGGAAGTATACACAAGACACATCATGCTTACGGCTTAGGAAGTCAACAACAGCGCAACTGTCCACGCCACCACTAAATGCTACGGTAACTTGTTTGGGTAATGGGACTGTTAACTTGATCATCTATGCATTATAGCATAGATTATGTTTTATTGAAAGATATGATGGTTCTGTTCGCCGTAAATTTTGATGTATTTGCCCGCAAGCATATCTGCCATTGCTTCAATTGGGCTACCTGGGTAACTATCACCCGGCTTAATCATATCTAGTTCACCTTGACGAACGTGAACTAATTCATGGAATACTGTACGTAGTATATCTACTAGGTTACGATTATTTACATATACCCAAATACTGTCAGCACCCATTTGATGACCACCGGTATGATGATTATCTTGTGCTTCTTCAGTATCCATACTTAGTTCGATATGTGGCTTACTTTTTATATGTAAACGCTTACAAGCCCAATCACAGAATTTATCAACTTCTTGTTGCAAATCAGAATCATCACCCTCATCTAATTTATGATTAATCCAATTATCAGGCGTTCTTTTATATTTTCTTACAAATAAGTCATGTAATGCATTACCGCTCATACTATGTCGGTTGGCAATGCTTCTCATTAATTTGTCAATGGTATCATAGTCGTGTTTAGCTAATGAGGGTAGCTTTTTAGCTAACTCATCTGCGGCTGATTCTGCTATAAAATTATTAGATATCATATTCCATTACTACAGCACCATCTTCCATAACAACGTGTGAGATAATTTGTTCTTCTTGTACCCAACGACTATATAGTGCTAGTTTTTCCGGTGGCATCGGTGCGCCCTCAGTAACGGGATCCATATAAACTTCTAAATCTGCAGGAGATAAAGTTGCGTGAGCCCAGTCGTCCCATGATAGGAATGATTCGCCCTTTGATGAGGTGTAGACATGTTGTTGCATAGTATATGCTCCTTAGTATAGTATTTATCATTAAAGCTCACTTTAGACTTCTGAGTAGCGAATTCATACGTCAAGCCAGCAGCCGGCTACACCACGGTAACGAGTACCGGTCCTAAGGTGTGTTCTTACCAATCATTTGATCTCTCATTTAATTCGTGTTTTTCAAAACGTGCTAATCTCTTTAAGAAATCATTAGTTTTTTCTGTGATAATACCGGTTAACTGATATGTAACTCTAGGATTATGACCTGCATTAGCAGTAGAATGAGGGATATTTTGCCAATCAAATGTTGTTACATCACCTGCACGCCATTGTTGATGATTATAATTACCATAACTCCAGAAATGTCCTTGTTCCCAGTCAGTTAATGCTACTTGAATACGTATTACACGCCATGGCTCATTTGGTAACCATTTCTCTAATTTGTCTAAATGTAAGTTCCAAACTTCACCGGGCATCTGTACGTGAATACGTTCCATGCAATCATCTAGTCCAAACAAGTCACTAATCTTTTTTAGATTAGGAGTTATTTCCCAATTCAAGTGCGTGATTTGATAATCTTTGCCGTAACCGAATCGTTCTAAATCATAGTCCTCTGCGGCTAATTCTTCTTCAGGTCTAGTTTTACCTACAGCACCACGTGTACGCCATGTTGCTGGTTTAGCTGTCTTTACTGCATGTTTAACATCTTCTGTATAGTCTGCTAAAATCTTACCAATCTTAATTACTTTATCAACTTGTGAATCGTTTTTAAAGTTATCAAAATGATAATTACTACGTTTTTTACTTTGTTCCCAACTACTTATCATATTACTGTTACCCTTACATCTGATGCCCCGTAGCTTTGTTCATACTCGCTCGGTGGTAGTTCTATATTTAGCATCTTACATAGCATGTGATTAGTTAATGGGAGTTTGCTAGGATACTTATATGTTGCTTTAATGATACCTTGATTCTGTTCTTTAATCTTAGTAGCCATTACTTTTAAGTTCTGATAGTATTCACTATAGTCAGGGTATGTAATGTCAAAGTGACCACATTTAACCCACCATCCTAAACAAGCATCATCAGGACGATGTACTAAAATGATAGGACAATCAGGCCATGTTTCTTTTATGAAATCAATGTGATTACTAAACACGTGACTTTTAACGATACGAACTCCTTCACCAGTGAACGCTTCATCAAAGTCACGTTCTAATGTTTCTTTGTCATACATAGGTAGACGATGGAACAGTTTACCAAACTCCATACCAGGATCATAGTATGCGCCCAAATGCATTAGTTCATTTTTACCAGATGCATCATGGTAGTATGTTCTACTATCACTGTAATCAGATTGGTCTACGTTAGGACTATAGTAAATGTTCTTTACTACGCTACTCCACTTACTACCGGGGGCACCTGCTACAAAGATATATTTCATTTTTTACTTAATTGTGTTATGATAGGTTTAAAATTCTTTCTTAATGTTTCAGCATATGCTTTAACACCGTCTGTATTTAATTGCTTTTCGTCAATCAAAATATAATTATTGTAAGCCCACTCTTTATACTCGTCACTTTTTATTGCTTTGCTAAACTCAATTTGATACCAGATTAATATCTCCGTAGGTGTTTCAGGAGGCAAACTCACCATCCAACCAGCATAAACACTAATGCCCGGGATACTATCTTCAAGTAAAGGGGCACCTGCAATTTTTCCAGGAACCTTATCTCCAGTAAGACCTACCAATTTTACTTTTCCTGCGTCAATTAATGGTCTTGCTATAGCTATTGGCATAATACCAAATTCTACTTCTTTATCGCCGGCTACAGCAGTAACTGCTTGTTGAGGTCCACCATATCTTACAGCACGAATTTTGTCTTTGTCACCTTTTGTTTTTAGCATGATGTATTCGTATGCCATTTGATGTGCTCCACCACCTACAGCAATGTTTATATTTCTATGGCTAGATTGAACTGTTGCTAAGAATTGTTGTGGCGTGTCAACTAGGCTTGATTTATTAGCTACTAATGCTAATGGACTTTGTCCAAGCGTTACCACATTATTAAAAGAATTATATTGAAACTTTTTTACATCCTGTTGCCAAATGTCATTAGTTATAAATAAACTCATATGACTAGGAACGCTGATTGTCAATCCATTTTTCTCTGCGTTAAATAATAAGTTCTGTGAAACTACAGCATCAGCACCGGGCTTGTTTTCAATTATGAAATTTGTGCCAGGGTTGTTTTTCTCCACGATACTTGATGCTTTTCTAAATGAGATTTCATTACCTGATCCGGGTGCAAAACCTACTAATACTTTGACTGGTTTCGTCGGTTGCCATGCAAATGCTGACAACGTGAATAATGCGAATAATGTTACTAATATTTTTTTCATCTTTCCTCCAAGAATAAATATGATGTGACTATTATTTAGTCCATTTTATAAAAAATCATATGAATACTAAAATTTTTAATCTTTTACAAGAAAATTTACAACTTGCGTTTAATTTACCCAAGTATTCCAAAATTTCTATAACTGAACAAACTATTGTACAAGACTTACCTTGGACACCCGCACGATATAGTAAATTTAAGGATGCAGTAGAAGCTGAACTACAACTACCCTGTGATTATGTGGGTTCACTGAAAGATATTGTCAGTGACTTATCAGAACGATATATCCTAAGATTTTTTAGTGAGATTTGGAAGCCAAGAACAGGAGACTATGAGCATACTGGTTGGGAACTTGCTGATGAAGTTAATAAACTAAACCCAGAGAAAGTACTTGATGTTGGTTGTGGATATCATCCGTT